TCTGTTAGTTCTTTAAAATATTGTTGGTTTGTTGCCCAACCGAATAGTACGAGCCCCATAACAAGATCATCGGTAGCACCTTGTTCAGCTTCATACGAATTACCTTTTTGTGAAAAACGTGAAAGCTCATAGATAGTTTTATCGTCATTAATAATAAGCTGCTGTTGTTCGACGAGTAATTTAAGCATTGAACAACCAACAGCTTTAACGGTCTTTGTTGTACGTATACCACGTTCAGTATTCTTCCCGAAACCAGCGGAAATTCTTTTACCTTTCGCGCCAGCAGATTCAGTTGAAATCAGGTTGTCAACCTCGTAATCAAAATACAAAAGATCAGCTACCTGCCCACCAATATCATTATTTTCCACAAGAATAGCTGCATTATTATAAAGCTGTGAAATTCTATGAATAGTACCAGCGTACTCAATAGGGGTCGTCATATTATCCCGGTACACACAAACTTGTCTATAGGGCATGGCTGTAATATCCAAAACACTAAATGCCGAGTAATCCAACCCTTTTCCTCGAGACGTATCACATATCATCATATAATTGTGATCGCCGTTAACGGTTTCATATTGTTTTAATTTATTTACCGCTGAAATCGGCTCTTTAATAACCAGATTTTTGAGAGCTTGGGTTGTGATAAGTGTTGACGAGCTGCCCATGAACTCACATTCATATTCAACAGCAAATTTCTCATAATCATAATCCATAGAAGCAAGAACATCCTGCTTCCAATCTTCGTCGCGTCCAGGTACTCTATTCCATTTAACCTCAATAAACGCAAAACCGTTTGTCTTTTTACGTGCTCCTTCACATGTTTTGTAGAAGTGATTAAGACCGTTAGGTGTCGATGTAAATAACATCTTAGTAGTTGTACCAGATGAAATGGTAGGAAGAACGGAAGCTGAGAATGATTCCCAGTTTTCTACGAACGCGGTCTCGTCAATGTATAGGAATGAAATAGATTTACCACGAATAGCGGATGAAGATGTAGCAGCGGCTAATACTTTACAACCGTTTTCAAGCTCAATATTACCTTTATTCCATTCTGCAACACCTTGCTGAAGCCATTGAGGGAGTGCTTCGTATGCAATTTTAATTCTATCGAGAATTTCCCTAGCGGTGTCACCTTTGTTTGCCAATAGAGCAACTGTTTTATATTCATTAAAAATAATATAATGTAATATGAGAGCAACCGCTGTGGTCGTCTTACCGCTCTGTCTAGCTGTTACAACCGCGGTACGCCTACTCTCGTTAAAAGCGTTAATAATTTCTTTTTGGTACTCATATAACTCAATCGGTATTAGTCCATGATCGACATGAACAATTTGTATATACCGCTCACTGAAATATATAGGGTCCTGTGAACATTTAATAAACTCTTCAATTTGCTCAGGTGTCCATTCTATTGACACCTTTGTCTTTTTGAGGTTTGAATTACCCAGATACCCCGTGTTAGGTGTAGACATTACTCTTCTTCGGTTTTGTTATTTTGTAGCATTGCAAGTATATCTTTTGTGCTACCGACAAAAAGATTGTTGTTTACGGTGCCTTGTTGTTCCGAGGGGTCACCCTTCTTTATAATTTTATCTTTTTTCATATGATAGTCCGCTAAATCCCCACTAATATCTGCAAGGGTTTTAATTGCGGCATTCAAAGCTTCGTAGGCTCGTGGATGTTGCGATTGTTGTGCAATACCAATTAAATCATCTGTCGCGTGTCGGCTTTTTTCAAATGCATCAATTAAGCCATCCCGAGCCATATTCAAATCATCTTCTACGTTTGAATCTTTATACTTTGGCTCAGGTACATTATTTTCTGTGGGCACCAAGGGATTGATATTAAGTGATTGTTCTATCTTTTTTGACATTATTCGTCACCTGTGAAGTCGGTCATGAACCCGTAATCATCACCGATTGATATAGTACTAGTATTAACTACTTCAGGGCGGGCACTGCTGTTAGCGTCTCCGTACCAACTGACGGGTGTCCCATTTGCATCTTGGCCTGGTGTTACGTTGAAGCTAGTTGATGTTGATGAATTTGTTGAATTTGCTTCGCACACTGTTAAGCCAAGACCGGGTATTGTAAATGAAACATCAACATCTTTAATAATCCCTGATTCGTCGCGGTTTGTTGGTCCGAAAATCCAACCTTTCATGGTAAATGTAAGCGTCCAAATAATAGCTCTTCTGGTGATAAAATCACCCTCGTATGTATCCTCGGATACAATACTGTCCAAAGAAAGAGGTACATCGTAAGACTGACCCATATCTGGGTTAATATTTAAAGCAGCTGTCCACCCTGGGTTGAAGTACGGGAGTATTTGTTCAACAATAAACGCTCCGTCTTCTGCATTCTTTACCATAATCCATAGCGTAAATTCAAAATTGTATGGCGTGGGGGTATATTGTGATATAGTTTTAGAGCTGTCGTTAGGGTCTGTAGCTAGGATTCTGTTTGTTTTTGCGAGGCGACGATCGCTATCATAATATAGGTTTGTTAATTCAAACGCCATCCTTGGTAGTGTAATAGCAATCTTTCGGTCTAAGTTTTTATTACCGTCCAACCTCGCTAGAAATTTTTCTCTTGGGCCATAATGTATCGGCACTCTCATATTCTGTCTTATGACATTATTATTGTCATAACGATTCAACCACACATTGTTAAAAAGTGTGCCGAAAAAGATTACATATTTTTTAATCAGTCTATGACCGAACGTTTGTCCAAACACTATTTACCTCATACCTGGCCTTGAGAAAACGGATCTATCACAGACCAGTCAAATATACCGTTAGCTGCAATTTGTAGTTCATCATTTGTTGCAAACACATCTTGCATCGCGTCGTCAAACACTGAATTTGATGTGACATTTGCTACAGAATATGTGTCTTCAATCTTATCGATTTCCGGAATACCCGTATTAAAGCTCTCATGTGAGTACTCATACATTTCGCACACAACATCCCACATTTGAAGCGAGCCCATTTGGAAAAAGATGGCGGTGTTATCAACATATTTGATAACAAACATACGACTCATCATTGGTGAATAAATTAAATCACCTTCCCGGGGTCTAGAAATATCTTCATTAGCCCCGATCTGATCTCTAAATGTACGTCTCGCAATACAAAACGTAACTTGATCGCGAATCTCTAGATTAAATTTAGAGAGAAATGTACCTTCACCTTCATATGAATCATATGATTTTATGTACATCGCAAATTCATATGCATTATTATATGTTGAGAGAGTGTCTTCCCCGTATATTTCATCTTTAGCTACGATTGTTCTGGGACAATAGTAGGTATTATAGCCGTAAACACCGATACTCTCAATCACTAGAGATTCGATTAATTCCTGTTCTTGGGAATTATTAAAGTTGTTAAAATATATATTTGATGCCATGATTTACTTCTATAACATTAATAGTTGTAACTATTTATATGTATAGTTTGTTTGAAAGGTTACCCTACCATGTCACTTACAGGGAGACTGTAAGTATAGATCATTTCATCGCGCATTTTTTCAATAGTTTGTTTGGCATCAGCTAGTATCTGTTCACCGTTGAACTGTACCCCACCAGGTAATTGCATCCCACTAAACTTAGTTAGGTTTCGGCCCCAATTTTCTTGAATAAGCGCGGTTGTATATTCTTGAAGCCAGCGATCGTTCCAAGCATCTGTGTACACATCAGGATCAATAACTTCATATGCTTCGATTAAGAGAAACTCACCTTCCCGAATTGAATTCCAATCCATATCCACATATACCCGGTCTTTGTGACGCGCATAACGAATTGGTTGTCTTCCTACCAACAGTTCAGAAACAAGAGCGAGGTGTTCCATTGTCATGTAATATGGAATCATACTAACAGAGGTAAGTGTGTATAAGTCGTTTAAAGCGATCTGATAACGAATATTAAACAAATCGTCAGATCTTACCAGTGGATCCGCAATAGGGAAGACTTGAACCGCACCTTTAACATTTTCAGGAGTATATTTTATCTGAACCATCATAGTGATAATCCCAGTAATAGCTCAAAGCTTCGTCAATGCGGTCTTCTATTTGTTCATCCGCAACATTAATTTCAATTACCGGTTTGCCAAGTTTTCTAAGGCAAAATTCCTTAAATTCAGATCTCGACATTGGTTTAGACATAAAAAAGCCCTTTTCTCTTTTTTATTATTTATCTAAACTTAGGCCCGTAAGCCCATGTAACAAGTGTTTTGCGGGTTCCACGCGTTACTGTTGTGACTTTATGCCGTAAAAAGGATGGGAACGCCACCACAGAGCCTTTTTGTTTAAAGATCTTCTGATCGATTTGAGGGTACTGCGGGTCTAATAAAAGATCGCCTCCTTCATAATCATCAGGTTCAGACAAGTGTACAATAAGTGTAATCTTTCTATCACTTACCGAAGGGTTAGCCCAAAAAGTGTCAGTGTGCCACTCATAGTGACCATTTTCTTCTGCATAATAGGTGGTATGTTGCAGTTCATCGATGAGATTCAAATCAAAACCGAATGTAAGTTTATTTGCCATATTAGCATAATGCCAAAACATATTAACAATATTAGGATGCTCAAGATAATAAAGCCAGCGTATATCGCTGCTTCTTACACTAGACGTATCTCGATCCCCATCAAACCCTAGATATGGCTTTGTAGGGGTAATAGTACTAGCCACGTTATTAATTAAATCAACAAACTCGGGGGCTACTCCACCCTCATTACTCCATAGATGAAAAAAATCTTTCATAGTATAAACTCCTTATAATCAAGTTATAATTGTAACACGTGACGCCGGCGGAGTGTAATGTACGTTTATCCACATTGCGTCTACCAAAGCACCACCACCACTCTTATTACTAGTAAGAGAGATCCAAAAAGAAAAATCTGAGCTTCGAACGTCAGAATCAGATATAGTCAATCCCCAAAGATCAGTTGTACCTCCATAAGTACTGTTTGCGTATGAACCTGGTAGATTAGCTGCGGTTGATTTATTATCGCCGCTAGGTGGATCAGATGTAGCTGAACTCTCATCTATTTGGACAGCTGATTCGGAGCAAATAGTACCGGAATATTGCCACTCGACGCGGGCTTCTATACCGTCAATTGTAGAACCTGATGGTATGTCAGAGGTTGTTAACCCAAAATTAGATCCAACTAGCCAATGCGTTGTACCAGTACTCGTAAAACTCACATGAGCAGCATCACCATCATTAGATGTAACGTTGGCGGTAGCAGTCCATGCAAAATTTCCGAAACCAGACCTTGTTACATCAGCGCCGGTACCCGCAACAACAAAACCAGTATTTGCCATTATTAAAAATCCTCTGGTTCTTCCATTTCAGGTAATTTGCCCTGAAATACAGCAATACATTGATTTTTTAATTCAACATCAATAGAATTTTTCCGATCTCTAATTTTCTTCCACGCTCTTAAAAATAGCGGGGGGTCTAAATTACCTGCCAGCATTTTAGCAAGCATAAGCTCAATAAACCAGTTGGAATATTTTCGTCGCGGGCCCCAGTTTTCAACGACCCAGTGTGCCCAAGCGGCATGTTCTTTTGGATCCGAGGTATCGTTTGAAAAGTATACAAGCGCTTCACGGGCATTGAGGTGTCTTAATTGCTCAAAATAGTCAACCGCGGGCTGGCAAGCATCATCCGCCTTGCACGCATCAACAAGCAATCCAAAATTTATTCGTTTTTCATCAATTACATTAGCCATATTAGAAATCCAGTGTCATGTTAAATTCATCTACAGTTCCAGATGTTGCTGTTGTTTCAAGCCACACCCAGGTATCAGCAGGAATAGTTGCATCGTCGAAAGTAGTTAAACTCGTCCCTGTGGAGACATTAGTTGTTGTAT